CATTAAAAAGGTCTTGTCTTCTTTACAAGGTACGAAGGAAACGAGGAAAAGAAGCTCACATCCGCCCTCTAGATGGCAATGGTGCAAATGCAATACTAAAACGTCTTAAACGAGGTTATCATGGTGCATCATTAATTACTACTCAAGAAGGTTCTGAACTAGGTTATGCTTTTGAAGAAAAGAATAGTCTGCACAGAATTTTTTGGGATGGTATAAAATTATATTCAAAATATACTAAACCTATCATGTGTTTTGGTTATATTGAAAATCCATCTTCTGTGACTCTTGAAGCTGATAGAACTTCTTGTAAGGAACACTTTAACGAGTTTATTGAAGAAGCAAAGAAGAAAATTTATCCTACAATTGACTTTGATAAGTTGGGCGTGAATACCATGAATGATGTGCCTTGGAATATTGAAGAAATCTTTAAGTGGGGTGGTTTTATTCCACAAGATGAAACTATGGTAAATAGTAAGATTAAAGAGGAAGATATCGTTGTATGATAATAATGATTGGCGGTGTGCCTTGCTCAGGTAAGTCCACACTAACAAGAAATATTCTTAGTGAATTGGGTTCGGCAGAGTTTGTCGAACCCATGAAACTATTTCCTTGCCAAAAACATGGTGATGTTCTTGTCGTTGGTCGTTATGAAGGAGGCGACCAAAAATTTGGTGGAACTGACCGTATGTCTTATGGTGCAATACCAAAGTTTCGGGATTTCATCAATCAAGAAGCACCCAAACACAAACACATCTTTCTAGAGGGCGATAGATTTTTTCGTGCAGTTGATATTGAATGGTTAATTTCAGAGCATAACGCATCTGTATATGTATTAACTGTAAGTGCAGAAGAAGAAAAACGCAGACACATTCAAAGAGAAGATACCCAAACAGAAAAATGGCTTGCTGGTCGTAGGTCACAAATCTCTAACATAATGACAAACTTTATGTTAATGAATGATATTAATGTTAGACCTAACGACACTTTAGAATCCTCTGAAGAAATTAAAACGGAAATAATTAAGCTTTTAACTTGACAACAATTAAGTTCTCTTATACTATAAATAGTATAAATATTGTATAAATGGAGAGGTTGATGAGTTTAAGAGGTTATGTTCGGCAGCTAAAGCCTATAACAGAAAAATACATTTCACCTGTAGATAAAGTTCAAAAACTTTTCTCTGAGGATATAGACTTACCATCTGATGTTTTAGATGGCTTTGAATATACACAAGCAGACAAATCTGAAAAGGCAAGAGTGCAAATTAGAGTTTCATCTGATGATAGAGATACAGATAGAGATGAAATTCTTAGACGATTAAAAAATGCTGGTATTGTTGCAAATACTACATCTACAAATTCTTCAGTTGATCCTATTGATGGCACATTTGATGGAAGAAATTTCCGAATCAATGTTAAACCTAAATCTGGTGGTATGGGAGAAAGCACGCTTAATTCTAGTATCACAGAATTGTTTCCTTGTATTGCATTTGAAAAAAAATTAAATCCTAGAAACATTGAAGATTTCATGGAAAAGTTAATGGCTGTCAATCTATCTTCTTGCAAATGTATAATTAAATCTGATCTTGATGCCGCTCAAAAAACAGTTAACAACGCTGAAGGTTCTTCCAAATATAAAGACAAAATGGAAAATGCATTAGGTGTATTGCAATTTATTAATGACCAGCACAAAGACAAACCCATAAAACAAGTATATTGGGGTTATCGTGGAAAACCAAGTGGTGTACCAAATAACCATCCTGGCGATATGTTCATAGAATATATGGATAAAAAGATGTTAGGTGTTAGTTTAAAAGCTGGTGGTAAGAAAACAGCAGAACCTCAATTAAACACATATCACAGAACAATATTTGTAAATAAAAGAGGCCCAAGTTTTAAAGATCAAGCTGGGCATGATGCGTTGCGTAATCTTATCTATAAACAAGTATATTCAAAAATTAAAGGAATACCACCAATAACTAATTTTGATGGTGGTAAAAATGGTAGGCACAAAGATAAAGACAAAACAATTGACGCTATTAATAAACTTACTTCAAGAGATCAAGAAAAATATTACAATGAATATTTAGCACTGGCAAGACAGGGTATTATTGATAGAATGAATAAAAATGTTAAGCAGTCTATGGTTTGGATTAAAGACGCAATTCTTAGAGAAGCTCCTGATGTTCCAACAATGGTTGTTAAAGCAATTGGTTCTAATTATGAAGAAGTAACAGATAGAGATGCTGTCGGAGTATTTTTACCTCAAGTTAAATTTGTAAAAGCATATCCTGCTAACACAAAACAAAATTGGGTAATAGAGTTGATATCTGGTACTGAGTCTGTTAAGTTAGGAATGACTATTCGTTCAAGTAGCGGTGGTAAACTTAAACAGTGGAGTCTTAAAGTAACATATAATGGAATATTAAAATGATGTCATTTTCACAACTTACAGAAGATAAGGGTGGCAAGAACCTTCACCTAGAACATCTAGAAGATGAAATACTCAACTATGGTGTCGAGGGTGGTAGAGCTTCTCTAAACTTCTTACGTTCATTGCGAGACATGCTTGCAGGCTCTTCACGTTCCAGTGTTTTTCTCACGGAAAAATGGGACGGTGCGCCCGCAATCTTCTGTGGTATAGAACCAGAGACAGGAGATTTTTTCGTTTCGAAGAAATCAGTATTTAACGTCATCCCTAAGTTATACAAAACAAACGCAGAGATTGACGCTGATTTATCTGGAGCGCTCAACTCAAAATTTAAAGTCGCACTTGCAGAGTTTTCTAAGTTAGGTATCAAGGATGTTCTACAAGGTGATCTAATGTTTACTGATGATGTAGAAACAGAAACTATTGACGGTACTAAGTATTACACCTTTCAACCTAATACGATTGTTTACGCTGTACCTACTGATTCTGCATTAGGTAAGACTATCAATAAAGCAAAAGTTGGTATCGTCTGGCACACCACATACACTGGTAATGCGTTACAAGATATGAAAGCATCTTTTGGTGCGAACATAACTTCACTTAACAAACCATCAAGTGTGTGGATGGACGATGCAACATACAAAGATGCATCTGGTAGAGCAACATTTACAAAAACAGAAACCGATAATATTACAAAAATACTATCACAAACTGGTAAAACTTTTCAAAAAATTAATGCGAATCAGCTGCGGTCATTTCTTGTAATGCAAAATGGAATGACAGGCGCTCTCGTTGGAGCTTCTCTCAAGACTTACAACAACTCTAAGGTTCGTGCTGGAGAGATAATTTCTAACCCAGCTGCTCATGCAAAGGGATATGAGAAGTGGGTTGAAATGTCAATTCAAAAACAAATCGACAAAGCAAAATCTCCAAAGGGGAAAGAAAAATACCAGAACATACAAAAAGAATACTTGCGAGAAACCAAGAAACACACTAGAAACTTAGTTCAAATTATTACTTTTCAAAATCTATTAGTTGATGCGAAAATGCAGATTGTTAAAAAACTAAATAGTGTAAAAGGTTTGACAGATACATTTGTAAAGACCAAAAATGGATTTAAAGTGACTAATCCAGAGGGTTATGTTGCTATTGATAGAATAAGTGGTGGAGCAGTTAAACTAGTAGACCGTATGGAGTTTTCGTTTAATAACTTTACCGCGATAAAGGCATGGGACAAATGAAGAATTTTAGAGATTTAATCGAAGCAAAAGATACGGTTGTGTATGCTTATGGGCGGTTTAACCCACCAACTATTGGCCATGAGAAACTTATAACAAAAGTTGCTAAGATTTCGGGTTCAAACCCATATCGCATTTATCCATCTCATTCACAAAATCCTAAGAAAGATCCTTTGCCTCAAGCATTAAAAACTGCATACATGAGAAAGATGTTTAAAAGGTATGCAAAAAATATTATTGTCAGTAAATCAAGAAACGCAATAGAAATTGCAGTAGAACTATATGATCAAGGTTATAAGAATCTTATCATGGTTGCTGGTTCTGACAGAGTTAAAGTTTTTGATTCAATGCTTAATAATTATAATGGAGTAGAAGGTAAACCACATGGATACTATAAGTTTGACAGTATCAAAGTTGTGTCTGCTGGAGAACGCGACCCTGACGCAGAAGGCGTAGAGGGTATGTCTGCATCTAAGATGCGAGCAGCTGCAGTTGTTGGTGATTATGATTCATTCAGCACAGGTATTCCTGCTACGTTATCTGATGCAGATAAAAAGAAACTGTATCGTGATGTTCGCAAATACATGGGTATTCGTGAAGAACGTGATATGGGAGATATGTCTGACTTTGAAACTTTGCGTGATGCGTATCTTGTAGGGCAGATTTGGAATGTTGGTGATATTGTAGAAGCAAACGATATTCGTGGGGAGGTTATTCGCAAGGGTGCAAACTATCTTTCGTATGTAGACGAGAATAATAAAGTTCACAAAGCATGGTTGCACGATATAATACTAGAAGATATTACTAAAAGAGACTTAGACCAGATTGAAAAATATGCAGATAAGTTATTTGCAGCAGTTGGTATTGATGTAGAATTTACACGCCATTTTATGGATAGAGTAAATGATGTTCGCAATAAAACTCCAATCACAACATCTGAACTGGTACGATTATTCAAACAGTCTTTTAAGAAATACGGTAAGAAGATTGCGAAACTTGGCCCTGATGCAGAAGCAGTCATCAACGATATGAAAACTAATATCAATATGCCGTTTGTTCTTGACCTAAAAGGTGGAGAGTTAGAACTGATTGCAAAGACGGTAATGAGAAAGAAAGATTTCAGAACGTCTGGGCCTAAACTTGCATTTGAAGGAGTTGAAGAAATAAAGAGACTTGAGAAAATTCTCAAGGACTTGGAAAGAAAGAAAAAGAAAACTCCAGGCGATGGATTTACAAAAATGAAAATCAAAGAATTGATTGTAGACCTTAAAAGTAAAAAAGAAAATCTTGAACTTGATGAAAGAAACTATCGTAAAGAGTATGATAATTATCAGGGTAGACCAGAACAGATTGCAAGACGTTCCTCACGAAACAAAGCTCGTAGAGTGATGGGTGACAAGACTAAAATAGGTATGGACGTTGGACACAAAGACAATAACCCTATGAACAATGACCCAGAAAACTTACGCAACGAAAACCCATCAAAGAATCGTAGAGAACCACGTTTGCGTGAAGAACCAAGAATACCTCGTAAAAAAGGACAACCAGCTGGAAGTGATAAACATTCTGATTTATACACAGATGAAAATCCTAAAGGAACAATTCAAGGTTTGGGTTTTAAAGACGTAGAGACTGCAAAAGCAAGTGTTAACAAAATAAAAAGTTCTGGCAAGACTCACGCTCATAAGATACAAGCTGCAATCGCAATGGAACAACGTGCAAAAGAAATGGGCAAGGCCGCTGAAGCTGCTGTGTATCGTTCTTACATAGAGATGATGAAAAAGAAAACCAAAGAGATGCAAAAAGAAACACCTGATACAACAGATGCTATGAAAAGATATAAGTCTGGTAAAGCAGGATTTACAGACATTGCTCATCTTAAAGCAAAAGGATTGATTAAAAGAACAGACGGCACAAAAAGAAAATCCGACAAATATGAAGAAGTTAATCTTGGTGAATTAAGTTCAGCAATTGGTTGGATAAATCGTGCAGCTGGAAGGTTAGATCAAATAATCCATCCTAAAGGATATGAAAATATCGTAAAAGTTTATGTTGATGGTATGAAAGACCCAGACCATAGAAGAAGTCCTTCAAAGTGGGCAACTGATCTTGCAAGAAGATATAAAGGTGTTGAAGCTCGCGACCTTATACTTTACATTAATCGTTTGGTTAAAAAGGGCAAGTTGCCGAAAGAATTAAAAGCAGATTACGGAGTGTCCGAAAGTTTGGTAGAAGAATTTGAATTCTTTCCAAAGAATGTGCATGAACGCATTACACTACCAGAACCACCAACAAACTTGCAAGAAGAAATAAGTAAATTAAAACAGATTATTGCAAACAGAACACCAGAAGATGAAGAGTCAATTCGGTTACACGATGAAAATTCTTTTTATGCAATTGAAAAGTATTGTGAATCTAATAATTTAATATTTCACGATACTGAAATGAAAGATATTGTTTTACAAGCAAAACCAACAATAGGTTATTTCAAAAATAGTTTTGATGTTCCTAGACCATACAAGGTGGATAGTTCTATAAAACCTATGTCAAGTGTTACAAGTAACACACCAGCATATCCAAGTGGGCATGCATGTCAATCTATGTTAGTTGCATTATATGTTTCATCAAAGTTTCCAGAACACGAAAAGGGTGTTAAAGAAGCTGCAGAGGCCTCTGGAATGGGCAGAGTAAAAGGTGGGTTTCATTATCTCGCAGATTATGTTGCTGGTAATATACTCGCAGAGAAAATGTTTTTAGTTATGAACAGAAATGACTATGGAAAACAAATTAACGAAGTGAAACAAGATAAAGATATTAAGGATAGAGAAGGAACACAACCAGCAAAATACTACGCAAAAGATACTGAGGGTGACACCATGTCAAAATCTACTAAACAAGCTCGTGCAAGGCACTTTGATAAAAAGAAAAAAGGCCCTGCGCCAGGCGATGCATCTGCAACAACTAAACCATCTAAGTTTACTAAGAAGTTCAAACAGATGTATGGTGAGGTAAAAGATCACAAAACAGATTACGAAACATTTGTAAAAATGTATGCGCCGTTGAATAAAGCAGTGGATGATGCAAGTGCAAAATTGAAGAAGATTACAAGTAAGAATAAAGGTGCAATGGGTTTGACTGATCCTAAAGTAAAAGCCAGTCCAGAATTTAAAAAGGCAAAGGCAGAATATGAAAAATCATTTG